GGCAAGTTTTCATCATCAACCGATTTGTCTTGAAGTGTTAAGCACTGCTTAATAGTTTGCATACGTGGAATGAGTGTTACATCTTGCATAGAATCCGAACGACGAGAGTTGCACAGCGGTGACGCGTGCACGGCATCCACTCTGCCGCACAGCTCTCGTCGTCTCTTTATTGGTGACATATGAAAGAGTGGTTCCAACACGATCACAACGCACGAAACGACCTCAAGCTCCAACTGCTGGCAGGTCGGTACGGCTACGAAGGCCTCGGTGTATACTGGGCAATTATCGAGATCATGCATGAGCATTGCGACCGCATTGCGACCGCATTGCTAACGCACAGCGTGATGTTGTGCGCTCGCATGCATGCGCAGTACGATCCTGCCACACGTGGTGAAAGTCACTACATCGGCATGATCGATTACATGGTTGAACTGGGACTTTTCGCACGCACAACAGACGATGACGATGACGGCGAAGGCTATATCTACTCTCACCGCGTCGAAGCTAACCTTGCTAAGTACAAGGACTTACAAGACAAGGCACGCAAGGCAGCAAACAAACGACACAACCGCAATGCATCCGCAATGCATCCGCAATGCGAACGCACTGCGACCGCAATGCAAATAGATAAGAGTAGAGTAGAAGAGATAAGAGTAGATAATACTAAGAGTAAGAGGCAACGAACTGCGTTCGTAGCACCCACGGTAGATGAGTGCAAAGCCTATGCAGCCGACATCCAGATGCGGCAGTCGCAGGCCGAAGAGTTCCACGACTTCTACGAAAGCAAGGGCTGGATGGTGGGCCGATCACCCATGAAGGACTGGCAGGCTGCAATGCGACGCTGGAAGCGCACATCACCACCAATGGCTGCCACAGTGGTCGAGTACTTCCAGGCACACCCAGCCTACGAAGGTGAGCCGATCATCGCACAGATGGCAGCCGAGCGCTTTGGCAAGCACTACGAAGGCCAGGACTGGAAGACAGGATCAGGCCAGCGCATCACAGACTTCAGGAAGAAGGCCGACGAATGGATCGCCAACAACAGGAGCAAAGAATGAACCAGACGCCGCTACAGTCCGTGTGCCGCGAAATGGAGCAACGCGGCCACAGCTACACAGCCCTGTATGAGTTCCTGATGTACCTGCTATCCCTCACACCACCAGGCCAGCCTACCAAGCTGCAAGCGTACATTGATGCAGGGCCGGATCACTTCGAGCGCGCCTTCCGTGCGTGGCATGAGCAACAGATCGAACGCTGGCAGCAGCTCCGCTGCATGATTGAGGAGATGACATGATCGACTTAGACAAGCTAAACACGTGGTCAGACCTCCGCAGACGGTATCAGGACGTGAGCTGGCTCGTACCTGGCTGGCTCCCCAATGGATACGTCACGATGCTGGCAGCTGATCCTGGCGTCGGTAAGTCGCTGCTCGCTTTGAGCGTATGCCAGCAGATACTAACAGGCGATAGCTTTTGGGACGGTCACTACCTACCAAAGCCAGACCCCATCCGATTGCAGCGTGTGCTGTGGGTTGAAGCAGAGGCAGGTGAGCCCTTCCACATGGCACGTGCCGAACGCCTCGGAATCAATCCACTACATATCATTGAGCCACGGCTCACAAATGCCGATGCTGGCACACCATCGCTGAACAACGCAGCGGACCGTGAGCTCATCAGCGACATCCTGCACCATCCTGACGTCGTGTTCGCTGTCGTGGACTCCCTGAGCGCTGCCAGCGCAGGAGTGGATGAAAACAGCAGCGCAGCAGGGCAGTCCGTGGCATGGCTGGCAGAACAGGCACGCAACACCAACAAGCCCATCTTGGTGATCCACCACATGAACAAGTCAGCAATGCGCACACGTGGCAGCGCACCTCCAGGCCTGGCAGACATCCGAGGTAACACAGCCATCGCACAGCACGCACGCATCATCTGGACACTCGACAACCCAGATGAGCACCACCCTGCGCGCATCCGGCTGGCCTGTGCTAAGTCCAACCTGGCAGTCAAGCCACAGCCCCAGCTACTCGAAATCATCGATGGTCGTATCCTGCTGGCAGCCGCTGCCGTGGAGCCACGTGCACCCTTCCAGACCGAGGCCTTCTGATGCGGTGTTCATGCGGAAAACTTCCGTGCAACTTTTCGCACCGTTCGTGCTTACATTCGTGCGTGGTGCTGTCTCCCCACCCAACGCCGCGGCCCTGATCAGCTGACCAAATCCATGCCAAGAGTATCTCAATGGGCCGCGGCACTTTTAACGCAGAACGAACACGTTAGGCGCTACGATGGCAAAAGGCGATCCCAAAGGCGGTAGGCCTCGCAAAGAGATAGACTTAGAACAGCTCCAAAGCCTTGCTGAGATTCAGTGCACAGCCGAAGAGTGTGCCTCCGTGATGAAGGTGTCAGTGGCCACAATCGACCGCAGGCTCAAAGATGCTGGCTACGCTGGTTTTGATGAGTTTCATAAAATGTTCGGTCAGGACGGCAAAGCGTCGCTCCGCAGGCTGCAATGGAAGGCAGCGCAGAACGGAAACACTGCAATGCTCATCTGGTTAGGTAAGCAGTGGCTCGGTCAATCAGACCGCCAGGAGATTAAGACCGACAACAGCAGCGATAACAAGATCACGCTGTCATGGGGAAGCATCGATGCCCAAACAGCTGACAGTTAACATGCACCCAGGGCAGCTGCACGTCGTGCAGACTCGCAAGCGCTTCAACCACGTGCGCTGCCATCGACGCTTTGGCAAGTCGGTGCTGGCCTACAACCTGCTACTCGAAACAGCAGGGCAAGGCCTGCCGACAGCGTTTGTGATGCCCACAGCCAGTGAGAGTGCCAAGCGATGGAATGAGCTGGTGCACGGCATCGCTCGCTTCATCAAAGAGGTGAAGGTCAAAGACGAAACGATCATCCTGCAATCAGGTGGACGCATCGAGTTCTGTGGCCTGCACCGCTACGACGCGATCCGAGGCAACCACTACAAGCGTGTGATCGTCGACGAAGCTGCGCACAGCCCGTACCTTGAAGAGGCATGGCACAACGTAATCAGCCCTACGCTGGCTGACCTGGAAGGAGACGCCTACTTCTTCAGCACGCCTAATGGTGGCAACTTCTTCAAGCAGTTGGAGGACACGCACAAGCGAGATGAGGATTGGAACTTCGTGCACATCCCAGTCACCAGCCAGTACCGTAACCCACTGCTGAAGCAATCCGAGATCGACAGGCAACAGCGGTCGCTACCATCGGTAAGCTGGCAGCAGGAGTGGCTGGCTGAGTACGTCGACATGAAGGGCGCACGCATCAAGCGCGAATGGCTCCAATGGTGTGATCGTGCACCATCCGATCTTTTCGTGACTATGGGCGTGGACTTGGCTATCTCAACCAAGACCTCAGCAGATTACACAGCGTGCGTGGTCACAGGCCGTGACAGCGAAGGCCGTATCTACGTGCTTGACTGCCAGCGCATCCAGCAGTCCTTCCACGGCATCATCGACTTCATTACCGCGATGCACAACCAGTGGCAGCCTGCGGTGATCAGCGTGGAGAGCGTGCAGTTCCAGCAGGCGGTGGTAGAACAGCTGCTCATGCGTGGTCTGCCAGTGCAGGCCACGAGGCCAACGAAGGACAAGGTCACACGATTCCTGCCTACTGAGGGCAAGATTGAACACGGGCAGCTGATCTTTACACGGTCGCTGCCTTCCGAGTTTATCGACGAACTGCTTGCCTTCCCAGAGGGCCAGCACGATGACATGGTGGATGCACTGGCATACGGTGTTGACGCCCTTACCTACTCATTCTCAGCGATTACACTATGACATTTGCAGAGCGGATACAGTCACTTTTCGGCGGATCGCAGAAGTCCGCACAGCTGCCCATCGTGGGCCAGTCTGTGGCATCACGTGCAGCGATCCCCAGCTTGCAGGAGTACAAGCTCCAGATCACGGAGGGCCTCTACAAGAACAGCGCGGTGCAGGGCTGCGTGATGGCGCTATCAGGCACCATGAACGAAGCGCCTGTTATCGTCACCAGGCCTGATGGTGAATACGTGCAAGGCCATGCCATAGAGCGTCTGTTCCAGCGACCGAATCCCCACATGAGTGGCAGCCAGTTCTGGCGATACGTCACCATGTACGTGTACACCGGAGGCAACGCGTACCTCCACAAGGTGCGCTCTGATCTGACGGGCGCGATCGTGGAACTTTACCCATACCACGCAGGCCAGATGGTGCCTATCCCTTCCGCCTACGGCTGGATCGATGGCTACAACTACATGGTCGATGGCGTGCAGAAGTACGTGCCAGCCAAGGACATCATCCACATCAAGTGGACTCCTGATCCGCTGAACCCAACCATCGGCCTGTCACCCATCGAAGTGGCAGGTGCGAAGGTGCAGGCACTGAACGAGATAGACCAGACCATCTACTCCCAGATGCGCAACAACGGCGTGCCAGGCCACCTGATGTTCCTGCCGACGATCCCCACGGAAGCACAAGCCGAGGCACTGCGTAAGATGTGGGCTGATTCGTTCACAGGCACGGGCCGTGGCAAGCTCGGTGTGCTGTCTGGTGAGGTGCGAGTCGAACGCATGGCCATGAACATGGCAGAGCTGCAAGCAGAGGGCCTATATGGTCAGCTTGAGTCTGCCATCTGTGGCGTCTACCGCGTGCACCCTGTGGTGGCGATGGTCTACGCTGGCCTGCTGTCCAGCACGTACTCCAACATGGAAACGGCCTTCCGTGAGTTCACCACTCTGACACGTGTACCAACTTGGAAGGACTGGGCTGATCAGCTGACACTGGGACTGCGTGAAGAGCTGGGTGGCCTTCAGTGCGCATTTGACACCACCTCAGTCGAGGCGCTGAAGTCTGATCCTGAGGCCGTCATCTATCCAGTGATCGCGATGTTCAACGCTAACGTCATAACGCAGAACGAAGCACGCGACCGCACAGGATTCGAGCAGGTGGACGGTGGTGATAAGTACAACTTCGAGCTGGTGCCTGCTCCTGGCGGCTTTGGACTGTTCGATGGCACGGATGGTGCCTCAACCACTTCGGGGCCCTTAGAGGGCAGCTACGACGCCAAAAACAAGCGCTTCGTGATGCCTGAAGAAAAGGCCACAGCAGCATGGCGTGAGATCGAAGGCATCAATGCGAAGTATGCCAAGGAGATGGAAGAGTTCGCAGCGGCTCTGTTCACCGATGCAGCCAAGCAAGCCACGAGCGTGAAGGCAGGGCCTGATGCCAACAGGATCGACATACAGGTGCTGATCGATCGCTTCATGCGGTCATCTGGTGCATTGCGTCGCAGGCTGTTGGATCAGATCATGGCCATTGCAGTGCGTGACGTGGGGGCCGACTTCAGCGAGGTGCAGTCCTTCGTGGATGAGATCGAACAACAGGTCACAAAGCAGAACATCGAGAACATCAGCCGTGCCAGCAAGACGATCAAAGCAGACGTGGCAAAGATCATCAGCGATAACGCAGGCAAGAGCGTGGCAGACATTGCCAAGGCCATCAATGAGGGCGTGGGCAAGATCAGCGAAGGACGTGCACGCACCATAGCACAGACGGTGGTAGCGCAGCAGACCAGCACCACGCAGCAGGCCACCTGGCAAAAAATGAACACACGGCGCACGCCAGACCGTCAGGTGGTGAAGGTGTGGATCACGCAGCGTGATGATGAGGTGCGCAAATCGCATCAGGACTTAGACGGTAAAGTGGTGGACGCTGGCGATGGATTTACGAGCGAGATACAGGCCCCAGGCATCGCTAATGAGCCAAAGGATTTCGTCAACTGTCGGTGCATCATCAGAGGCGTTGAACGCAGGAGGATACAATGAGCGAGGGATTGACGCGGAAAACTTCTAAGCAGACACGCTTGCATCCTGCGGTCACTGCGGCGTATGTTGCGCTCGGAGCCGATGCGCACGGCCTCACGTCATCAGACTACAGGCTGCGCAACAGGCTAAAGAATAAGCTGGCACGGACACGAGACCGTGCACTGTTGGAAAGGATCGCAAAGCTACTCGAAGTGGATCTGGACTAACCAACTACAACCAAATCGTAAGCCTACAGGCACACGTAACGCAGACGCTGCAACGTGTGCCTATTCTTGTTTATTAGGGGTAACCTATGCGGATTGAATACAAAGGGCTGAACTTCCAACGCACTGGCTTCAAGCAATCCACCACTGGAGAGTTCGAGGCGGTCGTTTCCACTTTCGGCAACATCGACAGCTACAACGAGCGCATCATCCCTGGTGCGTTCACGAAGAGCATCAACCAGTACGCAGAACAAGGCCGTCGTTTCAAGGTGCTGTGGTCACACAACATCGAGCGGCCAATCGGCACGGCAGAGCTGGTGCAGATGATGCCAGGCGATGACAGGCTGCCAGAAGAGATGCGTGCCAACGGTGGACTCATGGCAATAGGTACGCTTGCACTGGACACCTTCGATGGTGAGCAAGCAAGCAAGCACCTGGCAGCAGGCACCTTCGACGAGTTCAGTATCGGCTTCATGGTTAAGAATGACCGCATCGCTGACGATGGCGTGCGTGAGCTGCTGGACTTGGACATCTTCGAGGTGTCGCCAGTAGTCGTAGGCGCTAACAGACAGACGGGCCTCGTGTCGCTCAAAGGCGGCTGGGGATCGTTCGACGATCACACAGAAGACATCGATTCATTGGTTGACGATTTCATGCAGCGAGCCTCGGTGCGATTCAACCTGAGGGACTCAGACAAGAAAGCCGGACGTGTGCTATCCAGCAGCAATGTTGCGAAGCTCGAAGCCTTGGCAGGCACGCTCGGTAAGGCACGAAAGGAACTACTCGCAATGCTGGCGAACGCCAACCCACAACAACAGCCCAAAGGCCTGACACCAACGCAGGCTAAGGCATTACTACTTAGCAAAGGAATCAACGTATGACACTCGAAGAGATGCTTGCGCTGATCGATGCACTGCTGGCCAACCCTGAGGCAACGCCTGAGGAAATGGCACAAGTGGTGCAGCAGATCCGCGAAGGACTCGCAGCTATGGTCGCCGAAGGTGGCGATCAGGCGCAACTGAGCGAAGAGTCGCTCTCTGCTGTTGCAGACGGCCTGACAGCCATTGAAGAAAAGATGGCACGTATCAACACGCAGCGTGCCAAAGTGAAGGCCTTCCTGGCCGACAACGCACGCAAGGTAGTGGCTGACACCAAATCCAACACACTCACGGGAGGTGCCATGCCACAGCGCACGTCGGTACCTGCATCGGCATCGCGCGTAAAGTCGCGCCACTATGCCAGCAATGAAGCTGCCTATAAGGTGGCCATGTTCATCAAAGCCATCAGTGGCAAGGGATCGGCAGACGCTGAGAACTGGCTGCGTGATCGTGGCTTTGAGTTCAAGACGCTCACCAGCGCAAACAACGCATCGGCTGGCATCCTCGTGCCAGAAGAGATGGATGACGCCATCATCAAGCTGCGTGCTGAGTACGGCGTCGCTACACAGCTCGCACAGGTTGTGCCTGTCAGCAGCGACACCTACAAGACACGCAAGATCGTCAGCGGCAATGCTGCCTACGCTATCAGCGAAGGATCGGCCATCACGACGAGCGATCCTGTCTACAAGCACCTGACGCTGTCCCCAAAAATCTGGGGCGCTCGCACGCAGTACTACTCCAGCCTCGGTGAGGATGCCATCATCAACCTGGTTGATGAGCTGACCGAAGAGCACGCACGTGCACACGCTGTGAAGATGGATGAAGTGTACTTCAACGGCGATGGCACGTCTGCCTATGGTGGCATCGTGGGTCTGACCTACGTATGGCGCAAGGCACTCGAAGATGGCGGTGGCACATGGGCCACGGATGCCGATAAGGAGAAGCTGGGCGGCGCTGTTGTAGCTTCTGGTACGACGTGGGCATCGATCACGGATGACGACATCAGCAAGCTGATCGCTCGTGTTGAAACCTACCCAGGCCAGTCGCTGGCGTTCACGTGTACCAACCAGTTCTACTGGGAAGTGCTGCACACGCTGGCTATCAACGCTGGTGGTACGACGGCATCGGAAATCGTGAACGGTGTGACACGCCCTGTGTTCTACGGCTTCCCTGTCATCATCAACAACGCGATGGCTAAGACCACAGCTACCGACCAAGTGCCACTGCTGTTTGGTGACTTCGCACAAGGTTCGATGATCGCTGACCGTCGTGGTGCAACCATCGAGACGGACAAGAACATCAGCACGCAGGTTGAAGAGGTTGTGTCCACGATGCGCTATGACGCTCTGGTGCACGACTACGGTAACTACAACGCCACGGCTGCCGATCGCACACGTGGAGCCATTGCAGCCCTCATCACTCAAAACTCATAAGGAGCTGACCAATGGATAACATTCAGAACGTGAAGTTCGTCAACGTGATCCCACCTGGCGTGGTCGTTGACAACGCTGCCTACACCAGCACGGTCGTTGACACTGCTGGCTTTGACACGGTGGCCTTCGTGGTGAACACCGGATTCACTGACATCGCCCTGGCTGCACTGAAGGTGCAGGAGTCGGACGCCATCACTGACAGCACGACGCTGGACAGCGGCTCCGATGTTACTGGCCTGGTGTGGGGGACGTCGGCTGATCCTGAGACTGGCAGTACATCGACGCTGCCATCTGCCACGGATGATAACAAAGTGTTTGCAGCCTTCGTATCCACGAAGGGCCGCAAGCGCTATCTGCAACTGCAAGCAACAGCAGGCAATGGCACGACAGGCACGTACCTGGCAGCCAATGCCATTCTGGGCAAAGCTGGTGAGGGGCCGTACAATGCCTCCACACGTGGCCTTGGCTCGAATCTCATTGCGTAGCACGGTGTGCTGCCTACGGCCTCGCAAGGGGCCGTGGAGAGCATACAGGAATAACCATGAGCGTGACGCTGAACAACAGAGGTGCCAAGGTGGATTTGTCGCTTACTACGGCGGCTGCCTTTGCACGCACTATGACACGCAAGACGAACGGTGTAGTTCAGGACATTGCAGGGTATCAGTACGCTGCACAGATTCGTGACACTGCTGGCAACCTGGCTGCCACGTTTACCTGTGCAATCGTGGATGCTGCCACTGGAAAGTTCAGCGTCGCGCTTACCAATGCACAGACGGCAGCACTTGTGGCTGGCACGACATACAGGTGGGACTTAGAAGAGACGGTCAGTGGTGTGACGATCCAGCTGGCGTATGGTGACGTGAGCGTTAGCGACGAGGTAACAGCGTGACCATCAACGTCAGCCAGGATACGCTCACCATCGATGTGGTCACACAGCAGCCTGCTGTGGACATCATCACGCAGTCGCTGTCTTTGGATGTGGCAAGTGGTGGCATCGTTCCTGCTAACATCGACTTGGCTGCTGAGGCAGGCGTTAACCTGTCAGCGCTTCGTGTGGTGCGACTTGATGCAGCAAACAAGGCCGTCTACGCAGACAACGACACGGCAGCAAATGCCAACGCAGTGGGCATCACCACAAGCGCAGCCAGTGCAGGAGCCACGGCAGCGATACGCTATGCTGGCCTGCTTGAAGATGCAGGCTGGTCGTGGACACAAGGCCCCATCTACATAGGCACTGGCGGCACGCTTACTCAGACAGCCCCAGCAGGCGGTCTGATCGTGCGTGAAGTAGCACGTGCAATTACAACAAAGAAAATCATCATTGACATTGAACCATTAATCCAAACGGTGTAAACATGGCAGACAAGTATATCAAAAACAACGCAGGCCAGCTCGCAGAAGTAGAAGCCACAGTGACATCAGCTGGTGCTGGCAACGCAGGTGATATTGTAGCGCTTGACGGTGCTGGCAAGCTCGATAACAGTGTAATGCCCACGGGCATTGGTGCGGAAACGAAAATCGCCGCTACTGTAGAAAACCTCGCAGCAGGTGACCTGGTAAATCTTCACAACGATGCTGGCACAATTAAGGTACGCAAAGCTGACGCCAGCAACGGTCGTCGCGCAAATGGTTTCGTGTTGTCATCCGTAACTTCACCTGCTAACGCCACAGTGTACCTTGAAGGAACTATCACAGGACTTAGCAGCCTAACGCCTGGTTCTGTTTACTATCTGAGTGGCACTGCTGGTGCTGCTTCTGCCACTGCACCAACTACCAGCGGCCATATTTCGCAAGAGATTGGCGTTGCTGTTTCCGACACTGAAATTACATTTGAAGCGCAACAACCAATTACCTTGGCTTAAAAGTGGCGACAAAAAAACCATTGGTATTAAGTAGTGGAC